TCACTACTAGCAAAGCCGCTACGAGTAGTTTGAGTGGCAGATACAATCGGAACGTTCGCCTCAACTGCGAGACCCCGTAGTTCTTCTGCGATTGCTTTGATGTATGAATAGGAGTTGACATTACTTCCTGCTCTATATCTGGATGATGCACAGATATTAAGATAATCTATGAATATTATATCTGGTCTAAATGACTTTTTCAATGCCAACTCATTTAAAAGACTTTTAAAATGTCCTGAATGAGCAGAAGCAGTAGGATACTCTTTAATAATAAGAGTTCCTTGTGTTTTCTTTGCAAGACTCTCTACCTTTGTATCAAACATAGGTTTGGGTAGATCTGTTATGTCCTGTATATTGACATTAAGTAGATTAGCATCGATCCTCTCCGCAATCTTTTCCTCTGCCATTTCGAGAGTGATGTAGAGGACGTTCTTCCCTTGGAGGAGGACACTGCTAGCCACATGACACATGAAAAGAGACTTTCCAACCCCTGTGCCAGCAAGAGCAATGTTGAGAGTTTTATTCGGGAGACCTCCTTTCGTAATTTTATCGAAGTATTCAAGGTCGAACGGGATCTTATCTTCCTTCCTGTGGTACGATTCATACCTTTCTTCATAGTCTGTTAAGTAATCATGTCCTACATTAGTATCAAAAGAAACAGAAAGAGCAGTAGAGAGAATACTAGGAATAGCATCCCTTCCTTTTGATTTATCTTTTCCATCTGCTAACTGAATTGATTCCATCAGTGCCAAATATATAGCACGATCTCTACACCATTTTTCAGTGGTGTTACTTAACCAATCTAATTCTGAGGGAGACTCTTCTAAAGATAAAATAAGATCTGTAATCTCTTTAAAAGAAGAATCATTTATATCTTGACGTTTTTCAGTCTCAATACATAGAACTTCTTTAGTAGCAGGTGTGTTGTATTCCTCAACAAAATTTAAAATCTCTTCAAATACAACCTTTTGATTAAAGTCCTCAAAGTAGTCTGCCTTAATAAAAGGAATTACTTTACGGACATACTCCTCATTATATAAAAGGTTTCTAAGAATTAGAAACTCAACCTTCTCCATAACTAAATTCCTTTTGTGCTATTTCATCAAGGGCTTGCATCACCTCGTCAGTAAAATACTCTTCAGGATTAGCAAGAATCTGTTTAGCATATATCTTCTTACCATTCATCTCATATCTACCTGCTACATTCTTCCACAGTCCTCCTATCTCTCCTAATTCTAGAAGACCATAATACTTATCAAGACCACGTTCATCAAAATACAAACGTATATCAACTTGCTTATTCTCTTTACTTAAACGAGATTTGTGAGTCTTTGCTTTGATAATGTTTCCGATGACTTCTTTTCCATCTTTCTCTTTTTTCTTGCTGAGATAAATGATTGTACTCGCTGCATATTTGAGTCCACTACCTCCCCCCATTTCTTTCGTTGGTACGTAAGCTCCGATGACATCGTACGTATGATTAGTGACAATGAGTGGTACATTCGCTTGACCAAGTTTAAGGGTTAACATTCTAAATGCTCCCTTAACCAATTGGGATTTAGTCATATCACGCACCTGCTTGTCGTCAAGTGCGTCCCTAATCTCTTTCTCGGTGGAGAGCATTCCAAGAGAGTCTAACACAAACATACAGGGTTTGCGATCCTCTATGGGCATTTGTAGATATTTATCAACTGCCTTAAGTGCCTTACCTCTAAACTCCTCAATAGTTACTACATTAATAACAACTAATCTACTTAAGTCAATGCCACGAGATTCGAGTAATGGTTTATTAACAGCAGCCTCAGTATCGAAATAGAGACAGTAACCGTCAGGATTAGAGTCCAGAAAGTTCTTGACAACTGCGAGGGAGAAGAAAGTTTTCCCAGTACTGCTTTCACCAGCGATGGCAGTAATCTTATTGCTAGATACGCCACCATAAATGGAACCGCTAACCAGTCCGTTAAAGATGTACGAACCTGTATCGATGAACTGTTCGGTTCCTTCGATGTCTTTGGCGAGTTGGGTGTAGTCATCACCGATTTCTTTTACTATCTCTTTTAAAAAATCCATAAGTTAAATGTCACACTCTGCTATGTCAAATTTCTCCTTCTCTAGATTGTTAGTATCACGAATGTTTTTTAAAAGAAAGTAGAGTCTAGTATCTCCACCCAAAGAAAGTGCATGAATAATAGTATCCAAATCTTTATGATCGATAGGTAAATTCATTAGGAGAAGAAAAGTTCTAGGTTTACAGTTTTCTCAACATTCCACCCAATCGCATCAAGAATGATCTTGAGTGGTTCCAAGAAGGCTTTGTCAAATTGTAGGTCATAGTCTATGTACTTGTCAATACCAATTTCGCATGGAAAATCCTGAATAAACGAAATAATATTCTCATGAATAATATTAGGTTTTTTCAGGTAACAGAATTTAATTTTTTCACCATTCTGGATGAGAGAGTACTTATTATCCAACTTATGTTGCTTAACATAATGGTTGTATAACAAAGCACCACGTATATGTATAGGAGTTCCTTTGGCATATATTGTAGAAGATGCCTTATACTTTGACACATTAGAAGCAGTACGAGGGAATGCAATATCTTCTGGAGGAAGTTTCTTGAAATCCTTACGTGACTTATCAATAAAGTCAATTACTTCATCTTCTGTACCATTCATCATAATCTTCAGAGCATCCTTAATCATAGTACGACAAGGTGCAGGTGTAGAAGACTTGACTGCTTCTATCCCCATCATCTTAAGTTTAGGTTCTTCATATCTCACACCCTCACTATCCCATACATTAAGGATATAACGCTTCTTAGCAGTCCATATACCCCTCTCTGCAATGTTCTCTCGCTTCATTTGCATCTTTTGGTCATAAGCACTTACGTAATCGGCCAACGCTTGGTAAGAACTCTCAATAAAAGGTTCAAATTCATTTTCACACACCTTATTAAGGAACGTGACAACGCTCTGATTAGTTTTCTCTCTGCCCTCGTATACACGTTCAACCAAAGGGCCCAAATTAAGATAAATGGAATCAGTATCTGAAGCAATAACATAATCAACATCCTCGGTTTTTAAGATCTTATTGATCTTTTCATTCATTTTATTCTCTATCCAACGTATGGATACTTGGCCAGACAAAGTAATTGCTTCTGCATTAGCGAGTTTGTAATAGCGGAAGTACTGATTGCCGATAGCACCATAAGCACTGTTAAGAGATATCTTTTTCGCCATCTGGATATTGTTGCATCTGGCAATTTCTTTACTAAGAGAAACAGATGGAGTCTTCTCATAAGCTTGTTTGGCATCTAACATCCTCCTTTTAAATACCACTCTATCACCATACATCTTATCCATCAACTCTGGTAAGAATCCACGTACATCCTTTCTATACTGTGCTCCATTGGCACATGTAGCATACTCAGGATCGAAGTCTGTTATCTCTTCATTTAAGATCCTTTCAACGCTCGAACTGGAATGTCTAGTTTCCCTGAGGGTCTCTGGGGAAATGTTATATTGCATAATAAGATGAGGATACAGACTATTAAGGTCAAAAGAGACAACCCAATCATACTTTCCTGGTTTCGGTTCCTTGACATAAGCACCTGCGTATTTTTCGTTTTTTTGTGATCTATTCTTAGGAGGAATCACTATGTTCCTCTTCTTCAAATAGTTATAGATAATGGTATCCCACATCCTTACCTGATAGAATACATCATTATAATTGACCTTGGCATCATAGGCCATAGTCAGACACAGTTCTATTAACTTCATCTTGTCTTCCAGTCGGTCAACAAGTTCAACGTCAATTATATTATACTCAATAAACTTTTGCCAACCCTTTGTATAGAAGTCCTTAAATGTATCATACTCTGAGTGATCTAACTTCTTCTGCCCCAGTTCTACTTGAGCAATATAATCCAATCTATAAGACTCTTGTGCCTTATAAGTAAATTTCTTATAAAGATCAATATAATCTAATTGAGTGACCCCACCCACATCAAATACAGTATGAGTTCTACCCATAATATGAATCTCACTCTCAGATACAAGTCCCCACGGTGAGAATCTCTTCATCAACTTCTCACCCAGAACTCTATCTAATCTCTTACAAATATAAGGTATATCAAATAACTGTATGTTCCATCCAGTAATCACATCTGGAACATCTTGCATCCAATAGTTTATGAATGAGGTAAGTAATTCATACTCAGTTGGACAATGATGGTAAATTACATCATTCCTAGTATTCTTAAAGGGTTTACTTCCCCAAGTAACGATCTGCTTAGTTGTATAGTCTTGGATTGTGATTGCCAGAATCTCTTCTGAGCACGATTCAACATCAGGGAAACCTTGCTCAGACGTAGTTTCAATATCCAGAGTAACAAGCTTAATCTTAGATATGTCAAACTTGATTTCATCCTCTGGGTATTTCTCTGAAATATATTGATATATGTATCTGTCATTCCCATATATTTCAAATCCCTCAATATCTTCGTACTTCTTATAGAAGTCACGACAGTCTCTAACGGTTCCTGGATTAATTGCTTCAACTTTTTCTCCACTCA